TATAAATAATATATAAAAATCCATTTTATATATTAGTGTATATTTTATCTATTTATTTTTTAACGATATTTATGATAATATTTATGATAATATTTATGATAATATATAGGGTATAAAAATATATAAAATTGAAATCTTTTTTTTTATTTTATAGAAGATACAATTTCCCAAACGATTTAAATAAGCAATATGTCTACATTCAACAGTGTTACTTTTGATAACAACGTATCTGGTTTACCAGTAGCAAAATTAATGCCAGAGTTTGATACCACTACATGGTTTCATTCAGCAGGTAACAGTATTTATTTAAAATTTCTACCACAGGATATGCAACAGGAGACTCTTCGCGCAGCATTTGAATTTGCTGGTAAAATCAGCCGTATCGATATTGTAAACTCGCCACCCAATAAAGTCACTGGTGCTACTTATCGTATGGCTTTTATTCACTACGATTTCTGGTACTCGGATCCAATTTCGATCGATTTCAGAAGTAAAATCGTGAGTTCCTACCCACGGCCTTTCCAGATGTTTTCGACAGTTTCGAATCGCGAACTGAGTGTTACTATCAATACTCGCCCAGTTCCTAAGACCAACTATAATGTCGATCAACTCAGCGATATGTTCCACCGTCTTCAGGAGCAGTTGACGATGAGTCTAGAGAAGCAGGAAAAGCAGGCCAAAGAAATCGAAGATCTGAAAACCGAAATTGTAGAACTCAATCAGAAGCAACAACATATGAATTGTGATTACAGTAATTTGGCCTATGATATCGAATCTATCGATAAGACAGTTACCAGACTGAATGAAGATGTCGATGAGTTCACTGACTGGTCCGATCGTATTTGCGTTGATATCGAAAACATCAAAACCGATATGCAGGTATTGAAGACCATATAAATGCTGAGACAGTAGCATAAGTAGTATATTAGTAGATCTAGCTAGTTAGTTATAATAAGTAAGTATAGTTTTAGAATAATTATTATAATAGTAAAAAACGACGGTAATCCCCCGTCTTTTTTTATGCCTCCCAAAAACTCATTCTTAAATGATTCTCTCCATCATTTTTTACCGTTTTTTCACATTTTTTCATCATTTCTATATATTTCGGTGATTGATACATTTCTCTCAAAAGTCCTACATAAGAATTCACAGATAATTCTGTTTTAAGAAAACGTAATGTACCTTTATTATTGATAGACGTCCATTCGATATATCGCCCAATATGCATATAGAAAATCGATTTAAGAAGATAATAGGAAATCACTGGCGAAACCTCTCGATATTCTATCCGTTTTAATTGTGATTTATTCGATTTCTCAAATAAATCGGAATAACATAAATGTTGTTGTTTAAGAATCTTTACTGCTTGTTTTACAGAATGTTTTTGATCAATTTTTATCATTCTCTCAAATATAGACCATATAGATTTTTCGTTTTGAGAGATTTCTTCCCAATTCATATAAATAATTTGTAGCAGTTCTGCCCATATCTCACAATAGGTTTCATAGTATCTTAAATCGATATGTAAGGGAATCATATGTATGACTTGTTTATCGGCCTTTTCTAATATATCTCGCGATAGTCCTGAAAAATCGAGAGAAAATGCATGGAAGGATTCATGAATAAGGACTTTAAACCATTCTTCTTTCCTATAAATATACATTTCATTCTCTCCTGAACCAGATAAACTACATGAAAAAGTAAACCCCGTATTTACATGGATCTCGTCCAAAGGTGTTTTTTTAACAGGGGGTAACGCCTTTTTAAAATCGGTAAAATAAAGATAAATGGATAAATCGGTAGAACATCCTTTTTCAGATTCGAGAGAAGCGACATATAACCAAGTAAATATCTGGGTTTTTATTTTCTTAAAAAATAGAGTAATTTGTTTAGAGTCTTTTTTAACAGAGGAACATGGGTGTACTAAATGAACTATTATTTTTTTCGAATGAATTGTTAATATAAGTGTTTGTCCGATCCAACAAGACGATTCGATTGAACTACGAATTTCGGAATTTATATATGTATATTTTTCACCGCGTTTAAGTGGCGTTGTTTCATTCGTATATATTTCGGAAGTTTGGATAGACTCCCCTGTCTTATATAATTCAAACCCTTCTTTAAAATGTTCGGCGATTCTCTCTATTAATATTTTTGAAGTTTCTGAGAGAAAAGGTATTTTAGAAGACATATTCTATAATAAGGAGAGAATTTTATATATGTAGAATGAAAACAAAATATCTGAATAGAAAGTATAGAATGGATCTATTTTCCTATAAAAATCTCTCGAATATATTTCTTATTATTTTTTTAATTATCATATTATTCACTTCTACCGGATTACGTTACTATTTTAGAATGCAAGAACGAAAAATAATCGCCGAAAATACTACCCCCAATCAATTCTATAATTATTTAATCATGCGTAGTGTTTTAGGTGTTATTACTGTGTGTATTTTAGCATACGTTTATTATCAATTAAATAAAAAATAAGAATCCTTTCTCGACTCCAACACCCAGAAAATTGATTTAAAAACCATCTATAATAATATCTTATATAATACGATATTATTTTATCCAAAACATATAATGCCCCGTACTAAACCCACTATACTTCCAAATTTTGAATGCTCTGTCTGCTGTACAGAAGCGAAAGAAACCACTCGATTTAAAAAAGTCCAATGTATTGGATGCGATTATACGGTTTGCTCTCCCTGTCAAAAAACCTATGGTAAAGTCGAATGTATGAATTGCCGCGCGAAATATCCAACCGCGTTTGCCCTTCAAACCCTAGGAATTACCTTTGTTACCCAGACAGCCAGACAAGCCGTTCTAAAAGAATTAATGACTATCCAACGTAGCGAATTAGAGACAATCGGTATTCTCGTCGAATGGACGAAAATCTGCCGAGAAATACAAAAAAATCTGCGATTCGGACTCGATATCGCATCCACTACAAATGACAGAGGAAATACAACTGCGGTATTCCCAGAGAAACCCCAGCGTAGAATCCAACAACGCGTACTATGTCAATGCCCAGTGAATGATTGCCGTGGGTCTATAATCGGCGATACCTGTAATATCTGTTCTAAAATCGTCTGTACAGAGTGTCTGTTTTTGAAAACCGATGGCGAGAATCATACCTGCGATCCAGATGTAGTTGCATCTGTAAAAGATATACGCGAATCTACCAAGCCCTGTCCCCGTTGCTCTACCCTGATTCATAAGACCGAAGGTTGCGATCATATGAATTGTACGAATTGTGGAGTACATTTCAGTTGGACACATGGTACGATTCTCTCAAATTCCAGTAATTATCATTATAGAAATCGTATGATTCATCAGCAAGTCGCTCCTACTACAGAAGATACGGATGATAACCAGATTTGCGGTGTTTCTATGGAACACGACCGTATTCCAGAACAAGTAGTACGCGATCTACTCGTATCGAAAGATATTATTCTCGATGAATCTATTTTAGAAACACTATATGAAGTAACAAAAGCCGTCCGATATTTAAAACGTACGGAATATTCAGAACTTACAATTAGTGCGAAATCGAGAGATAGATACGATGAATTACAAGTTAAATATGCGATGAATGAACTGACGGATTCCTCTTGGGAACAGTATGTCTATAAAACATATATTAAACAACAATCCTATGAACTAATCGCAGGGATTCTCCATGTATATATTGCGAATATGGATGGATTACAAAGCGAACTATTTAATACGATCCAACGTAATGCATCTACACATGAATTCATAGAAGCGTTTATTCTGAAAGTAAACCAATTAACAGATATTATTAATGAGAATATTCGAGAGATTCGTGATGATTATGATCCGACAACTCCGACGATCCTCGTCATTCGAAAAATCGGCGAGAGAAATATCGGATTCTGTTCAAAACAACGAGTCCAGAAAAAAGATCCGAAAACAAAAGATCCGAAAACAAAAGATCCGAAAACAAAAGATACAGAAAATCCACAGAATATTGTTTTAGAAAGCATAGCCCCACAAAAACAGATTGAATTATATCCCTACCAATATGAACATGTCGAACGCCTGAATAGTTTCCTAGATAAATATCATTTTGGAATCGACCTATCGCCACTCGGTACTGGAAAAACGTATACCGCTGCAAAGATTTTTCAGAATCGACAATTTCCACATATTATCACTGTTTCACCACCGAGTGTAAAAACAAAGTGGCTGGAAGTCAATGAAGCATATTCTCTTCATTGTGATAATAATTTAACCTATGGAGAGATTACTGGAAAATGTTTTGTACAACCAAAATGCGAATATCTACTACGTAATGATTATCGTGTTTCTGTCATGCAAGAAAATGGTACAACACGTATGATTGATAAGTATAATTATACTGTAACAGATTTATTTAAGACAATCGTAAAAGAAGGCGTATTATTAGTATTAGACGAATTCCAGCATTTGAAAAACGAATGTGCACAGACAGAAGCATGTGAAATACTCATACGTACGATTTTAGAAGATTTTAACCGTGGTGGAAAATCCCGTATTTTACTACTATCTGGTTCCCCGATAGATAAACATACCCAAGCAGTGAGACTGTTTAAGACACTCGGTATTATGCGCCACGATAAAATCGTATCTGGATATCAATATGCAGGAATTAACGAAATTGAGGAATATATTAATAATAATTTTAAAAATACTCCTGTAATTCATCCAAGACGGAACCAATTTGTAGAAAATTACAGAAGTAGTTATATCAGTACGAGATATGATAGTAATAATAATATGTTATTAGTCCAATGTGCCTCAAGATGCGAACTCTATGCATATAGACTCTTTATTAATGTAATCAAGCCATTTGCTTCAAGTACAATGGATATACGACATATGCAAAATACAGGAATTGTTCTTCAAAAATATAATGGATATTTTAAATTAAATAATGAGGCATATCAAGAACGTGTCATGAAAGCAGTCGAAGAACTCAGTAGTATTAGTGAATTAAGAGTACGTCTAAGACAAAATCAAAGGAGTACTGGCGACCCATCTACTGGAGGTATGATGGCACAAATTGTTCGCGCATTAACAGTGATCGAGACATCGAAAATCGATACTTTCTATCGATTAGCAGTGAATGAACTCGAATTTGATCCAAATAAGAAGGTAGTTATCGGATTAAATTATAGCGCAACAATTAAAGATCTGGCCCTTCTATTAGAAAAATATAATCCGCTTATTATTGATGGGTCTAAAACAATCAATTCCAGGCGAAAAATACTAGCGAAATTCCAGGCACCGACATCCGAGTACCGTGTTCTAATCGGAAATATCTCTGTTATTAGTACCGGAATCGATCTAGATGATAAACATGGCGAATTTCCAAGGACATGTTTTGTGAGTCCGAATTATAATACGATCCATATCTATCAATTAGGCCATCGATTTCTAAGAGGTCTAGATACGAAATCGAATACGAGTATTTATATGGTATATAGTGATAATCGTGTAGAACGTAGAATCATGGAATCTCTCATGTCTAAGGGTGAGATTATGAAATCAGTAACGAGAGAACAGGCCGATGCAGGAATCGTATTCCCATGTGATTATCAGGAATATCTGGAGCCAGAGGAAGTGCCCATAATAATTATACCACAAGAGAATATTATTTTGGAAAATGCATAGAAATATTTCATAGAAAAAGGGTCTAAATATAAAAATAAATAGTTTATATTATGAATTATTTATTAACTTTTAGAACTTTTATAAAAACGTTACTTCCAAAAGAGGTACCCAAACCTCTTGGTAGATGGAAAATCGAATCTTGTAATAATATAATCAATGGTAAAATCGATTTATCGAATGAAGATCATTGTGGTCCTTGTGGTGAATATGCATTAGAGAAAAAAGAGTCCAAACATAATACTAAACCACATGTTCAAATAGAGAGAATAAACAAATAAAATAATAAAACAAAATTTTTTTTCACCCCCAGAAAATTGATTCTAAAACAATCTATTTTAGAAGATGTATACATAACAGCCAAATTATATCCAAAAAAATGGGAATAAAAGAATTAAATCAATATTTATTACATAAATGCAGTAAAACCGCAATAAAAAAAACGCATTTCACACAACTACAACGGAAAATAATAGTAGTCGATATCAGTATTTATCTCTATAAATTTATGTCTGATGAAAACTTCATGGAAAGTCTCTATACCTTTCTCTCGCTTTTTAAATATTATATGATAACGCCAATTTTTATTTTCGATGGGAAACCACCGCCTGAAAAATGGGCCCTTCTAAAAAAACGTCGATGGGAGAAAAAGGATGCTGCGGCAAGATTAAACGAACTACAAAATTCGGTTGATTCACAAACAATCGAGATAACACAAACATTACAAAAAGAGATGGATGAATTACGACGAAAATCTATCCGAATAAAACCAGAAGATTTTAAAAACACAAAAGAATTGATAGATGCATTCGGTTTCGTATATTATGATGCACCAGGCGAGGCAGATATTCTCTGTGCATATTTAGTAAAGAGTGGCGAAGCATGGGCATGTCTATCCGATGATATGGATATGTTTCTATATGGTTGTCCACGTGTTCTGCGAAATTTAAGTTTATTGAAACATTCCGCTGTTCTATATGATACATTACAGATTCTGTCTGATATTGGATTAATCCATACCGATTTCTTAGAAATGGTAGTTATTTCAGGTACGGATTATAATGAAGGTCAACTTTCATTACGTAAAACATTTGAATTACATAATGAATATATTTCAGATGGTTCGAATAACCAATCATTTCATAATTGGTTAACTATAAAAATTGGATCTGAAACAGATACAAATATAAAGGAAATATGTGGTTATTTTGATATAATAAATATTGGATCCGAATTAGATATATATAAAGAACAATATAAAAGTGATATTTTAGAAAAACACACGAATATTCCAAAAATAAAAGAAATAATGGAGCCATATGGGTTTATCTTTGTTTAACTATTTACTTGAAATACTTCGTACATTCTTATTACGAAGCGCCACTACATTGTCTGGGGAAAGGATTAAAGAATTGTCGAAATATAGGATCCACAATAATCTTCTGTTCCAGTATGTGTTAATTGGATAGATACATCCATCCAAATCTCTTTTTTATCATTTTCTTTCGATAACTTCATCCAGCGATGGCAAAATAACCAGTCTTCTGAATAATAATGTCCATCTTCTACACCACAATCAAATAATGCATAAGCGAATTCATTTTCTTCTGGTCTTAAAAAATTCACATCGTCTATATATTTTGTAGATGGAAAGGCTTTTGATAATTGTTCAATGACAGATCGTCTGATCATCATAAAACCAGTCGCTAAATGTCTTACTGCTGCTAAATTATTTTCGATTGTTAATATATTTTCCAAATAATTCACATTATATTTAAGAATATTATTTTGAATCATTCTTTCATCAGAGATAATTTCTTTTAATTGAGATTGATTCTTTTTATTTAACCAAGTTTGTATTATATTCGAATTATATGGATTTTGTGGATCTACGAGTAATTTCGACCAATCATAGTACTTTAAAGGATAAATACCACCAACTAATTCCTTTTCTGAAATGATGAGTTTTAGAATATCCACTGGATCCCAAGTAATATCATTATCAATAAACATTACATGTGTCATAGTAGCATCTGTCATTGCTCTTGCAATTAGATTATTACGTGCTCTTGGAACAAGACTGTCATTCTTACAAAATTCAATTTGTAATGGAAATTGGATCTGTCTAAAAAGTGTAATTGTATTGATAAGACATGACATATAATTCACATAACATTGACCACCATAACAAGGAGTTAAAATAAATAATTTTGGATTATTTTTCGAAATAAATTCTCTTATGTTTTTTTCAATCGAATGAATCGTATCATTTGTGATTGTTGTATTTGATTTTTCATGCGTAGAATTTAATATGGAAGTATCTTCATCTAATATTTCATATTTTATCGAGTCGTCCATTTATACGAATATAAAATTATTATTGTATTATTTTTTATATTGTTTATGGATTCAAATAATAAAAAAATAGTAATAAACTATTTTTTTTGTTTTTTAGTGTTTATTATTACATTATTCTAATTATATTCTACTTTACTATTAATAAATCTATATCTGTTCTACAGCATGGACAAGGAACAGAGACACCTTTCGTATGTTTCGTAATACAGTCATGACAGAAGATATGTCCGCAATTCGTCTTTGCCAGATCATCTTTCGTATCAAAGCAAATCGGACATTCCGAACTTTGAATCTGTAATCCATCGACTACTAAAATGGATAATTCACGTAATTCATGCGTAAGAACTAAAAGAGCAGTGGCTTCTTCCATGCCTTTGGCAATATTATCGTAATAATGTTTAAAACTTACGAAACGATTCATTTTTGTTTGGTCATTTAAAATTTGGGCTGATGGTTGAAGAGTATAAAAGTAGATATACACTGCACGAGCAATTAGATGAGACTTAATACCAACTGGACTGAAACCTTTTAATGATATCAATACTCTGAGTTCGAGTATTGATAATGATGTAAACCAGTTTTCGATCGTATTCGTCATTCGTTTTTCTTCGCCTGTACAGAAATACTGTATAGCGATAGAACATTTGAATTCAGCAGAATGTTTTAGATCTATAGCGGCAGGATGTATACATTTATTGATTTTATGACCAGGTGCTTTGCAAAAACTACAAGTACGTTGTGACATTTTTAGGATATTTTTTGGTGTGAAATTATATCTTTTATAAATACTAAAAAAAGGGTTTCAATTTTGCAAGGGAACTACGTACTACTTCACATTCCATTCGGAACCCTCCTTCATGAGGGTGTTATTTTGTTTGGTAAAATTGAATCCAGGAAAAAAATATTCAGTTTACAATAACTATTTCATTACTTTATATAAAGTATCCAAAATATGGATAATTTATATTTTTGTTTCATTTCATTTTAGATTTTTTATTTGTTTTAGATATTTTATTTGTTTTGGAATTTTTATTTGTTTTAGATATTTTATTTGTTTTAGATATTTTATTTGTTTTAGATATTTTATTTGTTTTAGATTTTTAAACAGCAACAGGGGCAACAACTGTCTTAACGAAGTGGTGCTTCATGTACTTCTGGAGGTTGAAGTAAGTCAACTCATCACCCTTTGGGATCTTGAGTAACTTGGCCAACTTGGAGTCAGGGTTAATCTTGCGACCATTGGTAGGATCCTGGAGGTTATTGGCACGGATATAGACATTGATCTCCTTGCTGACAGCAGTACGGGCAAGGAGAGAACCCTTATCCTTTCCAAGGAAAAGAGCAAGTTCATCGGAGATAAGAGTTGGCTTAACAAAACCAGATGGGGCTCTGTTACCAGCGTTTCTCTTTCCCTTCTTAGAAGCCTTCTGGGCAGCCTTGAGTTCCTTGCTGACAGCCTTCTCAAGAACCTTGTAGTCGTTCTTGACGACGTTAACAAGGGCAGTAAGGGCCTGTAACTTGGAAGAATACTCAGCGAGCTTAGCAGTCAAACTATCGGAATCAACTGGCTCAACAACGGCAGAAACATCAACAACTGCGCTAGGAGCAGGAGCAGGTGCAGGAGCAGCAGTCTCAACCTTTGGCTTCTTGGCCTTTACAACCTTCTCAGCAACAGCGCTAGAGGCATTAACAGGGGTAGCAGTAGTAGTAGTAGTAGGAGTCTTAACAGTTCTAACCATCTTATGATTATATAGTACTATAGATACTCCTTTTTAAGTATTTTAACGCAAATATATATTTTTAGATTTATTTATATATTTTAGACACGATATGCAATGTATATTTTTTAATTTTCCTAAAGTATTTATATATAATTATTATATTGATATTTTTCCTTCATAAAATTGATAAATTAATTTCTCTATTTTTTCTAAAATATGAATCATTATGTCAGAAACTATACAATCTATAGAAGATCCAAATCATATGATTATTAATATTTTAAAATCGATCAAATGGCAAAGATTTATAACACTTGTCGATTCTGTTGGAAGTGAATTAAATGATAGACAATGGCGTTTCCTAAAATCAACTGTTTTGGAATTAGGTGTTGCCTCTTATAGTGATGGATTATTAACCCATGTCGGAGAGATCGAAAATGGCTGTGATTTTATAATACCTTCAATGAATAATATTAAAATCGAAATGAAATACCAAACCGATGTGCTATATCCGTCTAAAGGTATTCAAATGAGAGAATATACAAAAGAAATAAAATTAATGAACAGTATGGGTACAAATACTCATACTGATCTACCTATAGGATATGCAGATTATCTCCTGATCGTAGATAAGCGTGGTGTAGCAGTTATTCATAAAGAGAATTTAAAACATTTCTTGAAAATTAATGGTGATTCTATTTCGGCACGTATTCCAGCAAGTTCATTAATATCAATATTTACACCGGATGATATTATACCATCCGAACCAAGGCGACTTGATATAAAGAAGAGAGTACTAGATGTTATTTTAGAGGCGATCGAAGATATATAATACTATTTTGGAAAATCATAAAACAGATTCATATAACCATGGAATAGCACGTCTAGCATTTATAGAAATTACAGTTAATGCAGAGAGAACATGTAAAGCCCCTATTTTTCTATATTCTATATCAATACCAGTAAATACCATATTTTCACATACTATTAAACATGATTCTTGAATTCTCTCAAATGTTAATTCGTCTGTAGAATTCAGTCGTTGAAATATATTTAAAAATGGATCTCCTAAAATACATATTTTACTGCGTATATCTAGTGGTAATCTACGCCAAATATTACTTAATAATCGATATAATGAAATATATTGATGACCTAGTAATCCAGAAAACCATTCTGATTGTGTATAATTACCAAGTTGGTCAATTTCCATAAATAATTCTAAAATACGCGTAGAGACCGGTTGCATTCGTATTACTTCTAATGCGCGTATTTCTGGTGTAGTAATCCGTTGAAGGATCGAATCTTGTCGATTTCCTTCATTTATCGCATTATTTACAGAGTGATCATAATTTGACGAATTTCCATATCTTGGAGTACGTAATGGGCGGCTTACTAATATATTTCTATCAGGTATACGTAATATTGGTTCTAAAATATCTGGAAATAGTATTCGTATTTTATTTCCGAGAGATTGTATTTTATTAATTATTTGAGATTCTATTTTCTCTCGATTATATGGATTTAATAAATTAACTCTGACCGATTTTTTTAATAATTCAAAAATCGAATTTATATCAAACCCATAATAAAATTTCGTATCATCTTGATATGAAAAAAACTGTCGGAAATCGATATCATTTAAAGGTTCTAAAGTAAAAAAATCACTGGAATTCACACATAATGCCCGATTCTTAAACGCGCTACCTCTTAATCGGAAAGATTCACGTACTAAATATCCTCGATATGTCTTCTGTATAATAATTGTTTTGGAAATTCTGTTAAAGTTCGTTATAATACGATTTATTAGTACTTGTTTTGTACCACTTATATGTAATTTATTTTCTCTTGCAATTTCCTTTAATTCTGGTAATTTATATTTTGTTATTATAGTCGGATTGTTTTTGAAAATAATATAATTCATAATAGGTACCGTTTTTGTAATAACTAAATTTTTATGAATTTTATTATTTTCTATTAATTTATTCTCTGATACGATCATTATTCTCAATATAAGACTATATTATTACTGTTTATATAATTTATTTTTGTTGTTTTACTATTTTGTTTTATTTTTTGTAAAAAATAATCATACCATATTACAAGTTGTTTATATCAAAAAAAATAAAAATATATAAACCAAAAAATTCCTATAAAATTGATTTAAAGAATTGCCTTTATATCTATCATACAATACCTTGCCTGCTACAGTATAATAAATATGTCTTCTGCTAATAATAATACCGCTGTTATTGTTGAATATAATGATTGGGTTGTTGACCAATTGAAGTATATGCCTCCTCGTATTAATGATAAGGGAGGTAAGGCTATTTCTATTATCAGTACTCAATCAAGTCGCGCACTTGCTGTTTCTAGTGCCCCAATGACTACTTGGGGTATTCGCGACTTTTGTGATGAAGATGGTAATTCAGATGGAAAATATAAATTAGAGTTACAGTTTCCTAGTGAACAGTATAAGACTCCAGAAACAGATGAATTCCTGTCAAAGATGAAGGCATTCGAACAAAAAGTGATTGATGACGCTGTTGTTAATTCTGAACTCTGGTGGGGTAAAAAGAAGTCAAGAGAGTTGGTCGAGGATGCGTTCTTTCCCTTTTTGAAGTATCCTAAGGATGAGAAGAAGATTAACTATGATTATACCAAGGCTCCTGGTATGAAGCCAAAGGTTCCATGCTATAATGGTGAGTGGAAGACACGTGTTTTCGATGTCGATTATAATAAGGTCTTCCCTTCTGCTTCGAATCCTGATGCGACTCCTGTCGATTTTGTCCCAAAGGGAAGTCAGGTAGTTTGTGGATTGAAGTGTACCGGTATCTGGATTGGTGGTAAGGGTTGGGGTATTACTTGGCAGGTGGATCAGTTGATTGTCAAGCCCCGTGTTGTTCAGCGTGTGGATAACGATGTTTGCCATTTGAAGTTGTCTGATAAGGATAGAAGTAAGATTTCAAAGCCTGTTGAGGTTGATTCAACAGTTATTGCAGTAACTGCACCACTGCAACTTTCTAGATCAGAATCCGTTGCATATACTGAATCGACAGAGGTTGCTGATAGCGATGACGATGCGGATCCTGAGCCAGTGATTGATGTGGACGACGTACCACAAGTAGAAGAACCGGAGCCAACACCAGTTGTACCAGTTAAAAAGGTTATCAAGAAGGTTGCTCCAATTACAGTTCCTGTTGTTGAAGACTCTGCGCCGGTAGTTCCTCCGACTCCTGCCGTGAAGAAAGTTATTAAAAAGAAGGTTTAAGTGTTTAGTTAGTAGTAGTTAGTAGTAGTTAGTAGTAGTAGTAGTAGTAATTAATTATTCGTAATAAAATATAATATTTTATAAATATATTATATTTTTTCATAAATCCATTATATTTTTATAATTTCTATCAATATCATTAAATTGTACATTCGTTTTCAAATATGCAGAATAATATACATGTTCATCTGTATTT